CTGGTAAAAAGACCAGCATCCAAGCCGACAGCACCTATAAAACCGGTGCTGAGTGCATGACCAAGATGAACATGTCAGTTGGCGGCATCAGTAAGGGCAACTATGCTCCTGTTAATCCGTACGGTACGGGCGTTATGCGTGGTGGTGGCGCGGCTACCAAGGGTCTTAAAACCAGCGGGAAAATGGGCTAAGGGTAAACCATGACGTACACTCAGCTCGTAGCGGCAATTCGCGCATATGCGGAAAATGACTTCCCACAAGTTGTGGGGTCAGGCGGTCTTACGTCTTCTGAGCAGATTGCTCGGTTTGTGCAGCAGGCTGAGCAGCGTGTTTACAACACGATTCAGTTTCCATCGCTTCGCAAGAACGTCACTGGCACCACAACGCTTGGTAATAAATACTTGTCATCTCCGGGTGATTTTTTGGCGGTGTACTCAATGGCGGTTATTGACCCGATTACGGATGAGTATTTGTTTCTGTTGAACAAAGATGTGAACTTCATTCGTGAGGCTTATCCGTCAGCTAACGATGCTGGTAAGCCAGCCTACTATGCGTTATTTGGTCCGACTACGACTAATAACATGCCGCCTGTAATTACAAACGAGTTGACATTCATTCTTGGCCCAACACCCGACAAAGCGTACGGTGTTGAACTGCACTACTATTACTACCCTGAGTCAATTACGACTTCTTCAACTGGTACGACTTGGCTTGGTGATAACTTTGACTCTGTTCTTTTATATGGCGCTATGTTGGAAGCGGCCACGTTCATGAAGTCTGACGCTGATACTATGGCGGCATATCAAAAGCGTTACGACGAAGCCTTAGCATTGGCTAAACGTCTCGGAGATGGCCTCGAAAGACGAGACGCATACCGCAGTGGTCAAGCAAGGGTGCCGGTGAACTGATATGGCCTTTACTGGTAACTTCACTTGCGACGTTTTTAAGACCGGTCTGTTAAATGGCTCGGTTGACTTTGGTTCAGGCGTTTTTAAGATTGCGCTGTACACAAACAATGCAACGCTAAATGCGTCAACTACGGCGTACACCACTACCGGTGAGGTTGTAGCTTCAGGATATACGGCTGGCGGTAATACGCTCACGCCAACTGTGTCGAGTTCCAACGGAGTATCTTTTGTAAGTTTTGGTAATACATCGTGGTCTGGCGGTATCACGGCCCGAGGTGCTTTGATTTACAAAGACGGTGGAGCGGCAGTATGTGTTTTAGATTTCGGTGCAGACAGGACTTCAACCACGCAATTCCAAGTTCAGTTTCCGCCAGCAACCGCTGATTCAGCAATTATTCGACTTTCGTAAAGGAGTTTCAAAATGTTTAACGATAAAGCACAAGCCAACGACATTGTCGGGGCTTCAGTTAGCGCAGGCGGTGCGTTGGATAACCGTGTCCGTGCGGGGGGTGTGTTCCACTTCAAATGCTTCGATGCTCAGGGTAACCTGAAGTGGGAAGAGTCTACTCATAACCTCGTGGTCAACGTCGGTCTTGCTGATATGAACGACAAATACTTTAGCGGTGTTACTTATAGTGCTGCTTGGTATCTTGGCTTGGTTGACGGCCCCGGCGCAGGTAATACGTACGCGGCGGCTGACACTATGGCGTCTCATGCTGGCTGGACTGAAAATACCGGTTATAGCCAGTCTACTCGTGTAGCGGCTACGTTTGGTTCGGCAACGGTTGCTGATCCTTCGGTCATTGATAACACTGGTTCTGTGGCTGTGTTTAGCATTAACGCTACCTCGACTATTGCCGGTGCATTCCTGACTTCGGATGACACAAAGAGTGGCACTTCCGGAATTCTGTTCTCGGTATCAAACTTTCAAGCCCCGGGTGATCGCTCGGTGGTGTCAGGTGACACATTGAATGTAACCTACCAATTCAGCCTTGACGCTGCTTAAGGAGTAGATGATGGCTACTAAATTCACCAAATCTCAAAGTGTACGAGTTAAGGCCGTTGTGCCGCAGGGTCCAGTTGTTGCCCTGCGCATGACCGAAGATGGCGTGTTTTTCTACCTGATTGAATGGACTGATGCTAACGGAAAGAAACAACGCCGTTGGTTTGAAGAGTCTGTTTTAGAAGCGGCTTAAGGAGTCCGAGTGTTCGGTTTAACCGCCTATGCAGAAGCACCTTACGCATCATTAGCCGGAGCAACATACGCAGTAACGGTTTCTGAGAGCGCAGGTGCAGCAGACACTTTGTCTGCTTTGGCTACTTTTGCCGCTTCAATTCAAGAGCAGGCAGGGGCGGCTGATTCTATTCTTGCACGGGTTGTTTTTTCCACGACGATTACGGAGTCTGCCACTGGGGCTGATGAAGTATCGGGTTCTGTCGTTTATCAAGTTACGGTTGTTGAGTTAGCCACAGCCGCAGAGCAGGTTTCTAGCCTTGTTGAGGTCAATGGTGTAATTGCTGAGTCTGTTATTGGTAGTGATGCTGTTTTTAGCGCTGCTGAATTTAATGGGTCTATATCTGAGTCCGTAACGGGTACTGAAGTTGTTATTGCCCGTGTGGTGTTTGTATCCGCCATCGAAGAGTCCTCCACGGCTTCTGACTCCATTGCGGCTGGGATTGATTTTGCTTCTTCGATCTCTGAGCAGGCTGAAGGTTCTGAGGTTGTAAATGCGTCTTTTGAAGTTAATGGGATTACATCTGAATCGGCTTCTGGTTCTGAACAAGTTAGCGCAGCCATTGACTTTGGTGGGCTAATTAACGAGGGGGCTACGGTCTCTGAGGTGTTAAGCGCAATTGCCACTTTTGTTGGCTCGGTTCAGGAACAGGCCGAGGCAGTAGATTTAGTACAAACCACGGCGGAGTTTAATGCGCTTGCTGCGGAGTCCATAACAGCCTCAGATAGCCCGTTTGCTGGCGTAGTGTTTATAGTGGCAGTAAATGAGGCGGCAGCGGGAAGCGACCTCTTTAGCAGTGCTCCTAACTTTGGTGTGGCGATTAACGAAGCGGCTACTGGGTCTGATCGGGTTTCATCCCTGCCTATTTATGGCGTTACTGTTGCTGAACTGGTTCGCGCTCGGGATACGGTATTAGGCCGCTTCTTGTGGGACATCATCAACGATAGCCAGACGGTTACTTGGAACACGATCAATGCGCAAGGTGGTACTGGGTGGGTGGTAATTAACACCTCTGAGACAACTGATTGGCAAGTCATAAAGACTTTGAACTGATATGGCATTTGTTTTAAAAGACCGAGTTAAAGAGACGACTACCACGACGGGTACCGGCACAATTACGCTTGCTGGGGCGGTTAGTGGGTTTCAGTCATTTGCAGCTATTGGTAATGGAAACACGACGTTTTATGTGATTGCTGGTGGTGCAGAGTGGGAAGTTGGCGTTGGTACGTATACGTCTTCTGGAACTACCCTGTCTCGGGATACGGTGCTGTCTTCAAGTAACTCCGGGTCGTTGGTTAATTTTTCGGCTGGTACCAAGGACGTTTTTGTAAGTTACCCGGCAGGCCGCACGATTACTGGGGGTGGCGGCGGGATTGGTGCCCTAGTTGTAAATGCCACAACTGTGACGGAAAATTACACCATTGCAACTGGAACAAATGCGCAGTCAGTAGGGCCGGTCACCGTAGCAGGGGGAGTATCAGTAACGATTTCATCAGGCCAGCGTTGGCTGGTTGTGTAAAGGATAAATTATGGCAAGTACGTACTCCAGCTTAAAGATAGAACTCATCGGAACCGGTGCCCAAAACGGTACGTGGGGTGACACTACGAACACCAACCTTGGTACTGCGCTTGAAGAGGCTATTGTTGGGCGGGCTACGGCTGATTTTGCAACTGATGCAAACCTCACGATAACGCTGACAAACTCAAACGCTACTCAGATTGCTCGCCATTTAGTGCTGAACTGCACTTCCTCTGTTTCTTTGACGGTTACTCGGGATTTGATTGTTCCTGCCATTGAGAAGCCGTACATCATCCAGAACAACACAACGGGCGGTCAGTCAATTCGGGTCATCGTAGCGGGTGGGTCTGTAACGGTACCAAACGGTAAGACGGCTTTTGTTTATAACGACGGCATAGATGTTAAGGCGGCTTTTGATTATTTGGTTTCTCCGACCTTTAACAACTTCACTTCAACCGGTGACGGTACATTTAGTGGCACGGGTCAGGTCAAAATGCCAGTGGGTACAACTGCCGAGCGAAGCGGTTCTCCGGTTGCGGGTATGTTCCGCTTTAATGATGACACCGACCAGTTTGAAGGTTATGACGGCTCCCAGTGGGGTGGTATCTCGGGTGCGCAGGCTGGTGGGGCTATCTTGGTTAATAAGAATGTGGCTTCTGCTTCGTACACGATTGCATCTGGAGAAAACGGTTTGAGCGTTGGCCCTGTAACAATCGACAGCGGCATTACAATCACAGTTTCAACGAACCAGCGTTGGCTGGTGCTATAAGGAGTAAGACATGGCTTTGATATTAAACGGAACCGATAACAGCGCAACGACACCTGCGGTTACTGGCACGGATGGCGATACTGGACTGTTCTACCCCGCCGCTAATACGGTAGCAGTTGCTACTGGCGGCTCTGAGCGTATGCGTATCGACTCCAGCGGTAATGTGGGGATTGGTCTCACTAGCCCCGCCGCTAAACTTCATACGGTAGGTCAGGTTGTTGGTGGGACATCTGGGTTTACTAGCGGCATGGTTGGTTTTACAGGACTGTGTTCTTATAACAGTTCTACCGTAGCAGAAAGCATAGATGCTTTATATCTTAGAAAAGGCACAACTGATGGGTCTGCTGTTGGTATTGCTTTTGCTTGCGCTGGTGGTGATGATTATTTTGTAGGCGCTAGGATTAAGCACTTGCGTACTGGTGGTGATAGCCAAGGCGCTTTGGTATTTGAAACTAAAAATACCTCAACAACAAATACGACCACAGAACGTGCCCGTATCACCAGCGCAGGAGATGTTGTCATAGGAAAAACTGCATTAAACCCAGCTA